ACAGCAAAGAGAGAAAGACTTAATCGAGGCTTATGGGTTTAAACAAGGGCTTATCAGCCCCGAGATAGTTGCGCCAGAGTTAGCGGCGCTGCCCGAACTAGGAGGTAGCAAGGGGAAGGGGAAAGGAAGCAGTCGCACTTCTCAATTAAGGCAGCAAAAAGATATATCAGAAGCGATGTTTGCTATACAGATGAAAATGCAGCAAGCAAGGCTGTCGGGTGACGTTTACGAACAAAACAGATTAGAAAGAGAGGAAGAAACGCAAAGGATTCTTGAGTCTGGAATGATGACCAGAGAGAGGACGGTCGCGTTGCTTAGGAATGAAATTGACGGAACACTTGAGCTTGCCTCTATTTTTAAAGATAACTTCAAAGAAGCAAGCGAAATAAATGCACAGATTACCGCTCAAGCCATTGAGGGCGTAAAAGCAGGATTTATTGCGGCTCAGCAGGTAGATGCAAAGCTACAGGAGCAAGCTGAAAAGATGAATCAGCTTTACAGCTCAATCGGCCAAACAATTACAACCGGCATTGTTGATAGTTTGACCGCTGCTGTTGATGGCACCAAGTCGCTGGCAGAGGTTGCGTCAAACACTCTCAGAAGCCTTGCCAATATCTTGCTCAAGTTTGGTCTTCAAACGTTCCTTGGCGGTCTTGGCGGAGGTAACTCAGGCAGCATTTTTACCAAGCTCTTTGGTGGAGGCAAGGCCAGCGGTGGCAGCGTCAGTTCAAGCAAGTCTTATTTGGTCGGCGAAAGAGGGCCAGAACTTTTCAGTCCGGGCCGCAGCGGCAGCATCGCGCCAAACAACAGCTTGGGCAGCTCTAACGTAACGGTGAACGTTGATGCTTCTGGCTCTAATGTTGAGGGTGATGCCGAACAGTCCAAACAGCTGGGCAAGGCAATTGGCATTGCTGTTCAGCAAGAGCTGATCAAACAACAACGACCCGGAGGCTTGCTCGGTTAATGGCTACTTTCCCAAGCATCAGTCCTGACTACGGAGCGCAAAAAGCTAGTGAACCTAAGGTTCGCAAAGTCCAATTTGGTGATGGCTACGAACAGCGTTTGACCTATGGGCTACACCAAAACGCAAAGATTTGGACCTTGGCCTTCTCAAACATTACTGAGACACAATCAGACGAGATCGAGACATTCCTAGATGCACGCGCTCTAGACAATGCATCGTTTGATTGGACGCCACCAGGCTCCTCAATAGCGTATAAATGGGTTTGCGAGTCATGGACCAAAACCATCCCTTACGCTAACCGCGCCACGATCAACGCTACGTTCCGTGAGGTCTTTGAGCCCTGATGGTCATTCCAGTATCTGAGCTTCAGAAAATTAATCCCGGCAGCATTATCGAGCTGTTTGAGCTTGAAACGACTGCCGCATTGCATGGCACAGATTTTACCTATAGGTTCCACGCTGGCATTAATGATGTTGGAACGGGCGCTCAAAAAGTAATTTGGAACAGCAACGAATATTCAATTTTGCCAATAGAAGCTGACGGGTTTGAGTACAGCGCAGAAAGTAGCAGTCTGCCTAGACCTACTTTGACGGTTGCAAACCTGCTTGGCAGTATTACGGCAATTTTGCTTGAGGTAAATACGACAACACCAGGCAACGATTTAACGGGTGCAAAATTCACACGCATTCGCACGCTGGCGCGGTATATCGACGCTGCAAACTTTGAAGGTGGGAGCAATCCGTTCGGAACGCCAGACCCTAGCCAAGAGTTCCCTCAAGAGATTTACTACGTTGCGCGAAAGGTTTCTGAGACTAAAGACGTCGTTCAGTTTGAACTTGCGGCTGTATTTGATTTAGCCGGTGTTCGGGCTCCAAAAAGGCATTGCAGCCAAAACCTTTGCCCATGGATTTATAGAGGCTCAGAATGCACGTATTCCGGGTCGGCAAAATTTGATGAAAACAATAATTCGGTCGATCAATCTTCGGAAGACGTATGCGGCAAAAAGCTAAGTAGCTGTGAGATTCGTTTTGGTGCTGATAATGAGTTACCTTTTGGCGGTTACCCTGGCTTAGGAACGTTTGTTATATGAAGGCAACCGCAAGAGCTAAGGCACTGGAGCACGCAAAGGCTGAAGATCCGTGTGAAGCGTGTGGCTTGCTGGTCATCATCAAAGGTCGTGAGAAGTATTGGCCTTGTAAAAACCTTGCAGAAACAAACGAGTTTTTCATCCTTGATCCTGCTGACTACGCAAACGCAGAAGACAAAGGCGAGATTGCAGCAGTAATCCACAGTCATCCTGTGACACCTCCAGTACCAAGCGAAGCGGATCGTGTTGCGTGCGAAAAGTCTGGTTTGCCTTGGTATATCGTCAACCCAAAGCTAGAAACCTGGGGCGAATGTCAGCCTGATGGCTATGTCGCGCCGCTGATTGGTAGGTCTTGGGTTTGGGGCGTTAGCGACTGCTGGACGCTGGTGCGCGATTGGTACGCAAAACAGGGCTTGGCGTTACCTGATTGGGACCGTCCCACAACACCAGACGAGTTCAACGAAAATCCAATGTTTGATGACTGCTGGAAGAATGCAGGCTTCTACGAGGTGGACATTGCTGAGATGCAGGCTGGTGACTCAATGCTGATGGCTATTGATTCAAACAAGCTCAATCATGTTGCTGTTTACATTGGTGATCAAACCGTGTTGCATCACTTGAGGGGACGCCTGTCGAGCCGTGACCTATTGGGCGAATGGCTACTAAAATGCACAGGACGGGTTTTGCGCCATGGAACGAGAAGTTAGGCTCTACGGTCCACTCGCCAAATTTATTGGCCAGCGAAGCTTTATGGCTGAGGTAAGCAATGCGGCTGAAGCTTTAAGGATGCTGATTTATCAGTTTCCAGGGCTTGAGCAGCACATGGCTGATCAGCATTACAAGGTGATTGTTGATGGTTATGAATCAGATTTAGAAGAGCTGCACAGCCCAGCCAGTCAGACGATCAGGTTTGTGCCTGTTATAGGTGGTGCGGGTGGTGGTGTCGGTAAAATTATTGCTGGTGTTGCGTTGATTGCCTTTGCAGTTGTAACCGCTGGTGCAGGACTGATTGCTGGCGTTGGTCTGGGATTTGGATTAGGCACTGCTGTTTCAATCGGCGCAGTCGGCGCAAGCCTAATACTTGGCGGGGTATCGCAGCTTTTATCGCCTACTCCTCAGATTGGAGAATTTGGCCCTGTTTCAATGGGCGGCGGCAATAGGCGTCAAACCACAACAGAGAGATCAGAGCTAGACCCACAAGAGTCTTACAGCTTCAGTGGCATTCAAAACACCAGCAATGTAGGAACTCCAGTCCCGCTTGTTTATGGCGAAACCGTTGTTGGCTCTATTGTCCTTTCTGCTGGCCTTGACACCGATACCATTTAGTTATGACTGACAAGCAATCTAAGCAGATCATTGGTGCTGGCGGCGGCGGCGGTGGTGGTGGTGGTAGACAAACAGTTAATAACACCTATGTCACTCAGCAAATTGTTGCGCCACCAGCTAGGCGGCCAACACGAACGCCAGACAACTTAGCTTCTAGCCAGTTTGCAACGTTACTAGATTTAATTTCAGAAGGCGAAATCGAAGGGTTTCCGTCTGCTCGTGCATATACTCGCGACACAACAAATTACAACCTGGCCAAACTTAAAGATATTTTCTTAAGCAACACCCCAATCTTGCGGTCCGAAGCAGATGTTACCAATCTGAAAAGGTCTGATTACAATTTTGAAGCTGTTGATGTCACTAATCGGTATGGAACCAATGCCCAGACGCATATCAGTGCTACAGGATTTGGCGACGTAGAAAACATTGTCAGCGTTAATGTTGACCTTGAAGACACAAATACAGTAACTCGGCAAATTACTAATACAAACGTCAATGTTGTACGATTTACAATCTCAGTCCCACGACTTGAAAGGAGTAATGATCAAGGTGATGTTCTTGGCAGCAGCGTAAGCCATAAACTTCAAGTTCAATACAACGGTGGTGGCTTTACAACGATTGGCGGAAACCGCACTATATCTGGACGAACAGCAGATAAGTACGAACGTGACTATTTAATTAAATTAGACGGAGATTTTCCTGTTGATATTCGCGTTGTCAGGACAACTCCAGACAGCACGGACCAAAACGTGCGCTCTTCTTTCTGGTCCTCGTATTCAGAAATTATTCGCAAAAAACTACGCTATCCAAACAGCGCGTTATCTGCTGTCCGTTTTTCTGCTGAACAGTTTTCCAATATTCCTCCTCGGTCCTATCGAATCCGTGGAATTAAAATCAAGATCCCAAACAATGCAACTGTTGACGGTGAAACAGGCAGGCTGACTTATAGCGGGGTTTGGACGGGGACGTTTGGAGCGGCGCAATGGACAACGTGCCCCGCTTGGATTTTGTATGACCTGTTGATCAACAAGCGATATGGATTCGGTGATCACGTTGCTGAAGCACAACTAGACAAGTTTGCATTTCTTGCTGCTAGCACACACGCAAACGAACTGGTTGATGATGGAAAAGGCGGACAAGAAGCGCGTTTTTCTTGTAACGTCCTGATCCAAAATCAATATGAAGCCTACAAATTAGTGAATGATCTATGCAGCGTTATGCGCTCGCAGCCGTTCTGGTCGGTTGGATCGTTAACGATTTCGCAGGATCGACCAACTGATTCAACGTATCTGTTTAACCGCGCCAACGTAACAGAGGATGGGTTTAGCTACGCAGGGTCTGACGTAAAAACACGCCACACGGTTGCAATCGTTAGTTACTTAGATCTGGAAACTAGAGAGCAAAGTTACGAGCTAGTTGAAGACCGTGATGCCATTGCTAAATATGGCTGGGTGGCAACGCAGGTGAAGGCGTTTGCTTGTACGTCACGCGGCCAGGCTCACCGGCTTGGTTCGTGGATCTTGTTTTCTGAGCAAAACGAAACTGAGGTGATCAGCTTTGCTGCGTCTATTGATGCAGGCGTTCTGGTGCGCCCTGGGGCGGTGATTGATGTTCAAGATCCTGTTAGGGCTGGTGTTCGCTACGGCGGAAGGATCGCCGCATCTGGGACCAATACAGTCACGGTTGACGACGAAACAGGACTGCCCAGCGATAACGCAACCCTGAGCGTAATGCTGCCGGATGGAACGCTAGAGGCCAAGACAATAAGTTCACGCGATGGTGCTGTGATTACTGTCAATGGCGCTTGGACGACAGCACCAAACGTCAACAGTGTTTGGATTATTCAAACTGATGCGGTTGAAACGCAGCAATATAGGGTGCTGTCAGTTGCTGAAAGCGAAGGCAACGTATATGCAATTACGGGTTTGAAGTACAACGCAAGCAAGTACGCACATATTGAGCGCGGGGAAACGCTTTCAGATCGATCAATTACAACGCTTAGTCCAATCCCTGAGCCACCGCTTAACCTACAAGCAGTTGAAAAATTTTATGTCAACAATGACCAAGCAAAGGTCAAGATTATTGTTTCTTGGTCAGCTGTTAAGGGAGCGCCCCAATACAAAGTTCGTTATCGAGCGGATAACGACAACTTTGTTGACACTGTCGTTACTTCAACTGATTACGAGATCTTGGATGCAAGAGCCGCAACTTATGCAATTCAGATTTTTGCTATTAGCTCATTGGGACGGCAATCAAACGATTTCTCCTCATTAAGCTTCACGGCTATCGGAAAGACTGCTGTTCCAGCCAATGTGCAAGAGCTAACGTTTGAGGCCACCAGCGACAAAGAAGGCACTTTGCGTTGGACTGAAACTGTTGATGTTGACGTTAGACACGGCGGCACCGTTCATATCAAGCATTCGAGCAAGACTGATGGTTCTGCAACGTGGTCTAATTCTGTTGACCTGATCAAGGCCGTTGCTGGTAGTTCGACTAGCGCAAAGATCCCACTGGTTGAAGGTGAGGTGCTGGTCAAGTTCCAAGATGACGGCGGGCGTCAAAGTTCAGCAGCAACAAGCGTCATTATCGATCTGCCTGATCCGCAAGGGAAACTGGTGCTAGAGGCGCGGCGAGAAGATCAGGATTCACCACCGTTTGGAGGAATTAAGACTGATTGCGCTTACAACGCAACTTATGACGCACTGATCATCAATTCGGATGGAAGCGGGAACGTGTTGACCAGTGCTGAATATCAGTTCGCAAACACGCTTGATCTAGAGGGTGTGTTTGCTCTTGAGCTAACTAGGCGTTTCATTACTCGTGGCATTTACCCCACCGATCTGATCGACTCTCGAACAGCAAACATCGATTCATGGGATGAGTTTGATGGGAGCGAGGTTGATCAAGTCAACGCCAAACTTTACGTGCGAAAGACGGACGACGACCCGTCAGGTTCTCCCACTTGGGGCATTTGGAACGAATTTGCCAACGGTAGTTTCAAGGGCCGTGGCTTCCAGTTCAAGGCCGAGCTTGAGTCGAGCAACACGTCTCAAAACATCTTGGTTGATGAACTGGGTTATGTCGCTCAACTTGACCGACGCACTGAACAAAGCGAGGCTGTCATTGCTAGCGGAACAGGAACCAAGTCAGTGACGTTTGCCAACCCGTTTTTTGTTGGAACGTCAAGCTTGTTAGGCAGTAACACCAAGTTGCCAGCGGTAGGGATTACGGCGCAAAACATGCAAAGCGGTGACTATTTCACGCTGTCAAGTGTTTCCGCTACTGGATTCAACGTGGCGTTTTTCAATTCGTCCAACAGTGGTGTTGACAGGAACTTCAACTACAGCGCGGTGGGGTTCGGCAAGTTAGGCTAAAATCGAAACAGTTGACCTGAGTTTGTGGCAACCCACGACTATGTAATTGCAAATGCCACGGGCAGTGCGGTTCGCAGTGATTTAAATAATGCGCTGGCAGCAATTGTCAGCAACAACAGCTCTTCAACTGAACCCAGCACGACGTATGCGTATCAGTGGTGGGCAGACACGAATGCAACGCTGCTCAAGATTCGGAATGCAGCCAATAACGCTTGGATCACGGTTGGCGATTACAGCCTGACAAATTTCGGTTTAGCTCTGCTGTCTGGGGCGACGTTTACGGGTGACGTGGTTCTGAACACCACAACGGCATTACAACTGCCGGTTGGAACGGTAGCCCAGCGGCCAGGCTCACCTACTAATGGAGATATTCGATATAACAGCGACGCCGCAGGATTTGAAGGTTACGCCGGTGGCGCTTGGGGCAGTCTTGGTGGTGCGTCTTTTGGTGAAGTTTTCTATGAAAACAAGCTCATCGTTTCGAGCAACACTACACTGACTGCAAGCCGTGGCTTCCATGCTGTGGGGCCAATTACAGTGAACACAGGGGTGTCGTTAACGATTCCCGCTAATACCCGCCTCGTCATTTCCTGACTATGGCAATTACGATCAACGGTTCAGGAACAATTGCTGGAATTTCAGCAGGAGGCTTGCCTGATGACAGCATTACTGCGGCAGAGCTGGGCACTAAAACATTTGTCTCTTATGCAACGATTTGCGATTCAAAAGCGTACAACTCTGACGGAGGCACTTTCACTAGCGGAGCATTGCGAACAAGAGATTTAAATACTAAACTATATGATCCAGACAACATTGTTACAATTTCCTCTAATCAATTTACTTTGACAGCAGGTAGCTATTTAATCGCATTCTCAGCGCCTGCTTTTGATGTCAACAAACATATTGCAATTTTACAAGACATGACGGCTGGGTCAACTTCTGCTGTAGGAACATCAGAAGAAGCGAATGTCACCGGAAACGGATACACTCGCTGTTTTGGAAGCTTTCGAGCTGTACTTACTGGAACAACGGTGTACGAAATTCAGCATCAATGCAGTAGCACAAAATCCACTAATGGTTTTGGCAAAGCGCACGATAATAATCCTTACGCTTCCATATACACCAGAGTCGAAATTTACAAGGAGGCATGACCATGGACATTAACGCTGCTATCGATCAGCTTGGCTTGAATGCCAACAACTACAAACTCACGCAGTCCGTACCACCACACACCATCGTTGAATGGAACGGTCCTGACGCGCAGCCAACACAGGCAGAGTTAGAAGCCGCTTGGCTCTTATGCCAAGCCAATGCGTATCAAGATCAGCGTGCTCCTGAGTATCCATCAGCCGCTGATCTTGCCGATGGCCTCTATTGGGCCAGCAAAGGTGATTCAGCTAAGCTAGATGAGTATTACT